GATACTGAACTTGTAGTAACGGCTAAAGTAATTAGCGAAAAACCTTTATTTGGTTTTGGGTATAGATTGACTGCTTTTGTATTATTGAGCATGGCGATTAATAAGTAAACATATTGAGGCGTGGTATCTGACCTTCTTGACGTAGTACGCGATCTACTTCTAGTTCGCGTGCTCCTTCAGCATCAGATTCAGCCAGTTGTGATTGTTCAAATTGACCTTCACTTCTTAGATAATCCGCTAAAGATGAACGAATAAGATATTCGCCCATAAAATAAGGAATCTGTATAATCTGCCAATTTTGCGCGGCAGTTAACGGTGAAAATCCTGTTGAAGCACTAATACAGGTATAAAAATTGCCTTGAGACAATGTTCCAGCAGTTGGAACATATTGTCCACCTGTTGAATTTGATGGATCAAAATAAATTTGTGATCCTACCTGATAAGAAACTGTGGGATCGTATAAGTCTCCGACTAAGTCAGTTTTGACTATACGATACTCTATAAAAATTGGGGTAGTATTCTCCATGACGTTGACGTAACGTCCTGTTGAGTCCTCATAGAGAAAATACTTGAGCAAACGTGCTCGTGTTGTAAGACGTGGATTTTGATCGTAAACGCCTAAAACTTCTCCTACTGTGTTATCTAATTGATAACTTCTAACGCCGTAACCATCGGTCGTAACTGTGTTACCCGGTGGCGTAGTAATTCTAATCAAATCTGGCCATAAATCGCTTTTCCACATGATTTCAAGTCGGCCATTACTGAAGTCTCTAAACGTACTAAAGTTTAAGGATGTAATCGTGGTACGATCCAGCCCTGCTAGTTGCATCCAGCGATATAATAATGAACTAAAATCAGTTGTACGCATGATTAAACTTTTCTTCCGAATCCATCAAAAATTTCAGATTTACTTCCATCGCTGGTAGATTTTCCATAACCCACCATTAATTTAGTTGATCCGCCCTTTGTTTCTAGACCGGGATTGTCTCTTAAAAATTCCTTAATAAATGTGGCATTTTGCCAACATTGGTATCCAAGTTTTTGCCCCCAAAAATGGTAAGCACTAGCAGGAATACGCGCTCTTAACTTTCCTACACCATCAATACCTTTATGATAAGTCTGGTTAAGGGCCGCCTGCTTCTTAGCTTCTATGCGGCCCAAAACCATTTCCTTATTCCACCCCCTCCGAAATTCGTCCAGTAGTGGCTTATAAAGATCGGGGGGGATGGTTTCTATCATATAGATTAGGATGTGTAAGCAAACTTACCGAAGGCAAGCGGATTCTTCACTACTAAGCCAGCGACTGCTTCGATTAAACGAGCAGGACCGCCACCGTAGTCTGGAAGATCGCGTATCTCAGGCATATTTGCATAACGGATTTCTGTTAAATCCATTGGAATAACGTATCCTTGGTATGCAGCAGGAGCAAATGCGTCTGGATGAATTTTCAAGCGACCAAAGTCACCTTCAAATACGTCAACGCTGGAAATGTAAACATCTGCATTAGCTTCACGTTGAAATGTACGGATAGCTGATTGAGTGTTTGTCGAACCAGTGCTTGGAGTTGTGAACATGAGGTTCGTGAAAGCACGTTTTAATGTGCTACCAACGATACAATCATAATCACGGTAAGTACCAGTTTGATTCCAGATTGATGTCAACAGACCTTGTACATCTGTTTCTGTTAACGTGCTTGAAGCAGCAGAAGAACCAACAATGTTGCCAGAAGGAGTACGGAAAGCAGAAGGAACTGCTGGAACTGTACCACCAGAAGTGCTAACAAATGATCCTAACGCTTTTGTTAAGTAAGGAACTGTACCGTTATCTGCTTGACCATCGTTAGTGGATAAGAAGGTAGCTTCCATATCACGCTTCATTAGCGTAATACCTTTAGCAACCATGCCAGCTAGTTCATCACGCAGACCAGCGACGATTGATACGTCAACTGATAGAGGTGATACACGAACTGGACGACGGAAGATTTGTACATAATTGGCCAAGAGAGCACGGCCAGAGTTTAAATTCTGGTAGTCTGATGTTCCAACGTCTGTACCGTCAACCGTACCTGTAGTTGCTGCTGAAGGGAAGTTATCTGCCTGCCATTGGAAATAAGTATTTCCGGGCTTTGAGCCTTTTGGAGCCATTGATACGAAAGGAGTGTCCTTTGCGTCAACGAGCGAAATGTAGTCGGCTAAATCCTCGCGCTTACCGACCTGTGTGCGTTCATATAGTTGTGCCATTGTAGTGTGTTCCTAAATTTTAAACGAACCTGCTAAGAACCAATTCCTTTAACGCTTCTTGTGAACCACTTTTACGAAACTTTTGATCTGCGACCTGTGTTGATATTTGTTGTTTTGACATTTGCACTGGTGCCGCAGTTGGCTTGCTTGGTTGGGATGGAGCTTTTTTAACTACAGCCTTACCACTTGTTGCCTGCTTTTGTTTCGAATAATTGTTTTCACGTTCCATTGAACCGCGAATATAGTCACCGATTACGATTTTATAATCTGGGAAACGTCTAAGCTCAGGAAAGTTTTTCAACATATTCTGAGCGGTTTGATATTCCCTAGATGCTTTATTTTTCCACCAAGAATATTCAGATTCGGCAATTGGGTCTAATTTAGACTTGTTTTGCACATAATTTAATTGTCTTGGAAGATGTTCTTCAAGGGCATCTATTGCGTTTAGTTTAATAGCGCGAATTTGTTCAGAAGAATAATCTACTTCTTTACCATCTGGGCCAGCGACTGTGGCTCCGTCTGGATTTTCTTCGCACCATCTCCGAACGCGCCTTGCCTGCTGGATTTCAGATTCCACTGCGGACTGATTATCCAAATGCAAGTAAGGATTAGTAGGTAAAGGCGAAAAAGGAGCGTCTGCCACTTCTGGCTTTGCTGATTTTAACGTCTCTATCTCTGCCTCTTTAGCTTTAAGTTGTTCCTCGATCTCTTTGCGTTTAGCAACGAGCTTATCGATTCGTTTCTTAATACCTTTAGGCAGACCTTGTTCGTCATCGGCGACTTCCTCTGGTTCGGATTCTTCAGATTTCTCTGTCGAATCTTCGTTTTCGGAAGCTGCTTCTTTAGCCTGTTCCTGAGAAAGATCGTTTTTTTCTTCGGTTGCCGTATCATTTGATTCGGTTTCCTCAGAAGTTTGTTCTACTGGTTTTTCTTCGGCTTTTGCGGCTTCAGCAGGCGCGGTAGATGCCTGTTCCGATGGCTCGTTCATCAGAGTTTTCCTGATTAGAGAAGTTAATTTCCCTTGATCAAGATGTCCGAGCTTGTCTGACACGGAATTAAATGGCTTTTCCGACGCTGTTCCGTTAGACGGCGTAGGAGTGTTTGTTGAACTGTCGGTCATGGTTTTTAAAGCGTCCAAGAACGCAAGGATCAGTGCTGCTCAAGGGCGCAACAAGGGAAGCCCATAGTTTAAGATATGGAATAAATTTTTACATTTATACAATACCTTTTGAAAAAATAGTCAGGTCGGGTAAGGTCGGGTAATGTTTTGTTAGTATCATCACATGGAGCCGTTGATCTCTTTAGCCTTTTCACGCAACTGATTAAGCAGTAGCAGGAAATCATTTAAGGCTTCTGCGCGACCAGCAGCGTGAGTACGTTCCTCGCCATTGGTTTCGCGACTTATGGCTGTTTCAACTTCGTCTTTTACGGCATCATTCAAAACAAGAATGATACCGTTCCAAAGGTGATTTTCGCCAGAAAAGCCGAAGGCTTCTACGAGTTTAGGCTCCATATGTTAGCTTTCTATAGGTTTTACGCCGTAAGAACCGATTTGTTTGTTCTGTTGTTGCATAATAGACATCTGCAAGTTTTTTGCATAATTTTCCATTAGCTTTTGGAACAATGGGTCAGACTTTACAGCTTGTTGAGCTTTTGGATTTTTGCTAACAATTTCTTGAGCGTATTGTAACTTAGTTTTAGCAGCAGGATCATTCTGAGTATACATTGCCTCAGTGCCTAGCATCATTAGAGCAATATCGCTTTGTACATCTTTGTACATTTTTTGACTTGCTGATGTTTGATCAGTAATCAGATCAGTAGCAGCAGTTGGTGATATAGCTTCAGTAATGGCCATGATCAGTTTGTTGCGATCAATAACTCCACCTGTATCAAGTGGTACAACAAACTGTGAAATAGCTTTTAACTTTTCTAGTACATAATCTGGATTTAAATCACGAACATCGAATCGTAAGATGAAATCAAACTGGCCAGCTATGTCTGATATGTTTTTAGGTAGTTGAGATCCTGTAACACGTTTAATTTCTTCATCTGGTAGATATTGTAAGCAAAGTTGAAATACCTGTGAAAATACAATGCTCCAAGTACCAAACCAGTTGTTTAAATTCTGCTGTTGTATCAATTGTGATTTAACAGGTGATACTGTTTCATGATTTAAACCGAAATAATTAGCGTGGCGTGCATAAGCGCGGTCCATGACTTCTACTGCTTCTCCAATTACGGATGCAGGAGGTGTCATAAACTCATAATCATCGGATTGCGTTACAGGAAGCTGTACGGCAGGTCCAATCTTATTGATCATACCAATACGCTTCTTAACTTTAATTGGAGGAAGCGTTGTAAATGCGGTACGGTCACGCATCGAATCGGCTTGAGCTTTAATTTCGTCTTGGTCTGTGCTTGATAATTCTGGAATACCACGGCTTTCCATGATACGACGGCGTAAACGTTCGCGACGATAATCAACAAACGGATAATTACCGTGTGCGTAATCAAGTAATTCGTGTTTTCCAAAAGTTTGATCGCCCACTAGTGGACAGAATACTGTAAAATAAATTGCAGGTACGCCTTTTTCATCAATTTGACGAACGTAAGCGTATACAACTTCAATTAAATGATCAGTACGAAGTGCTCCAGCAGTATTTAATGCGGTAGAAACAAGATTAATATCATTAAACCATGACTGTCTGCCCTGAGTAAGCGCAGCCTGATTAACAAATTCCTCATCCCATTCATCGCTGACAACCATAGCACGCATTTGTACCTCGGTCATGTACTGACGACGAAAAATTACACGCGCATCTTGCAAATTGATTGTCTCAGGAGGAAATGCTACTTCATCAAATGGTTTTAATGAAGCAATAGAAGGTAAATTCTTTTGTACATATTCTTCTTCGTATTCACCAGTGCCTGTAGTACGCAAATCTTTAATCATTTTGCGTAAATCGCCTTTGTAAACATTAGGCAGGTACTGCTCAAATATAGCAATTACCTGATCTTCATGTTCCTCTGACATGATCATAGCAGGCAGTTGTATTAATGGAGACTGCGGATCTTGTTGAGCAGCCTGTTGCACCATCTGCTGAATTTGCTGCATTGTAACTGTCTGTATACGTTTTGAAATCTTTTGATCCCAGCAAACGTGTACAACTGCCCATCCGTACTGTTGGCAATACTGAGCAAGCAGTTCAGATTCACGCTGTAGTTCTGCTTTCATTTTATTCTCACGAATCCATGTCATTAGATCCGTAGCAGCTTCAGCAGATGCCGCATCTTGAATATCAACGCCAGAAACTTTTAGATCTGCACGTTCAAACGATGTTGTTAAAGTGGCAACAAGTTCATTGATGGTGCTATCAATTAAACGAACGCGAATATCGGACGCGCCTTCAAATGGAAACACTTGCTTTCCATCTTGGCCAGTGTTTGACCATTTCTTTCCGTCGTCGGTTTGTCCTGACCATTTACAGAAACGTACCGCGTCATTGTCATCGATACGACTCATGTTGTTACCTGAATACAAGGAACGTCTAAATTCCCATGACAGGTAATTAATGTCTGGCTTATCTTGGTAATGAACGAGGCGATCCGTATTGGGGCTGCCCGGCGTGAACTGGTATTCGTAACTCATAAGATTTAATTATTTAACTTTTTGATTAACGTATTGTAAAACTTCATCTCGGTAGAACCGATGCAATCCCCCAAGAGTCTTAAACGTGCGTAGCTCGCCAGCGATTCTTAGTCGATCAAAATATTTTTCTGATAGACCAGTCAGTTGTCGTGCCTGCTTGCGTGTGATTAGTGGAGGAAATTCTTTCATTAGTAAGATCCGCCGCCAACAGCAGCGAATGATTTTTTATCGTGATATTCTGGATGCATAACGGCCAAATACCTTAGTCCGTCTATAGGATCTTTAGTGGCTCCCTTTTCACCGTCCGCGCCAGTCCATTCACGCAGTGAATAGATCAAGTTTTCGCATTCAGATGAAACGTAGAGTTTAGGCTCGTTAATAGTAGAAATTGGTTGTGATGGATCGTAATCTAGCCAGTCATTAATCATTGCCACGCCTTCCTCAACTCGTATGCCTGCGGCTGGCGTAAAAAACATTGCAGGATCTGCCTCAAGTAACTCAATTAAACTAGTGCCGCCGTCTTTACCTGCGGCCTGCGTTCCTCCTGCTCTTGGATCGATATATCTTTCAAATATAATTTCTTTACCTTCTAGATCGCGTATCAGTTCTTTGTAGGCATCAATTCCACGGCCTGCACCGTTCTTTTGTCCAAGTCCCATCTTGCCGTCCGCTTTATCTCCTGCAATTGCCCATTCGCCGACGCTGATATCTGGCCATTCGCGGTAAATGTACTTTCTGCCTTGGTCATCAACTCGCATCCATAGCATAAACCAGTTACGGCTACCTGCTGGATCTATCACCATATAATTTGTACCTAGACGCGGTATCTTGTCAGGTGCAATAATGTTATTCTCACCAAATCTAGGAAAATGTGAACCTGTCAGTGACTCAGCCCATCCATACGCACGAATCTTTAGCTCATAGCTATTTCTGCCTTGCAGTGTGCGCTTCATGTTATCCCAATCCGAATACGGATTCATATTCGAATGAAACCAAATAATAGCAGCGTTCTTGCCGTGACACTTAGCAGTATACGGCATAGTACCAGCAGGCAGTCCCTGCACATTAATTGCACTAGATAGTAGTTCCGCTTTCTTAGCCTTTTGAAACCTACATCCTGCAACATATTCCTTAACGGTCTGATTGTAACCAGTCACTGGAGTAAACGTAACTAGCAGCACCCCATTCCTAGTAACTAAACGGTAGCGCAGCGTCTCGATCCAGTCCAGTGGTACTAACTCATCGCACCATATCATATCGCACTCTCCGCCCTCAATAACTCGCTTGTCTTGAGCGTAGTTCATAAAGAAACATTGGCTTTTATTAGGCAGTACAAAACTATTATCAGAGAATCCGTTCTTTTGCGTATAAGAAATATTAGTGATTTTTGTTTTCTTAGC